ATGTTGTCGGTGGGTCGCTCTTTGCAACCTTTATTAATACCGTTTTGTTTAACAACCTGTTCACGCTGCATCTTGTTACTATTCGCAATGATGAATCAATGATGGGATAGGCAAGCGAAAAATCACTCTGCATCTCAACATACTGCGGAGTTGTTGCGCTGTACTGAAATTCAAATACTTTTGATTGAATCCACTTTGCAGAACCGGGATAACTTTTTGCTGCAACAGCTTCAATATCCACTTTAAACAAATCCATTATCTGCTCAAAGATATTGATGGCAACCGCCACAAGGTAGATGTATAGATTCCAGAACGCTGTCTGTGATGTTGATGTGAGCGCATTCAATGATGATTGTACTTGCTTTTCTGCAAGCATCTGCGCTTTTATTTCGTTGACTGTCCTTGCCATTATAGGTCTGCTATGTAGTATGATAGATAAACATCAACCGTACCATCTCCTCCTGTTGGATTTGATGCCGCTGTGATGGTAAATGGTAAATTTTCAAAGATTGATGTGATTGTTGCTGTTGCTGCTACCGTTCTCGTTCCCATCTTGTTTGAAGAACCTGAAATGATGTTTGTAAATGTCACATTAAACAATATATTGTTAGGTGATAATTGCAAACTAACACCTCCTGTGTAATCTGTTGTGCCATATCTGTAAACCAAAACACAGGTTATTGGTATAATCAATTTGCCAACGCCCGGAGCAGGAATTAATGTTTTTGGTGTAGTGTTGATGTTCAATAATTCTGCCGATGATATTGTCACCTTCGTTGTGAGCAATGCACCTCCGCCTGCCAAGTCAGCAATTTCCTGTGCTGTTATTCCAACATTGTTTCCACTTTGTAAACCTGCCACAACCTCGCTACCTGTCAAGGGTGCTGCTGCGGTCATTCCTGATATTTTTAAAGTTGTCATTTTTTTATTCTGCTATGATGTATTCGTTGTTTTCAGTAATGAGCAAATCTCCGTTTTCGGCAATTAATTGTGTGTTGGTTGTGGTTTGAAAATTAAATTCCTGCGGTGCTTCTTTCGTTTGTCCTCCTATCACATCCTTACCTTCATTAGCAACTAATGTGTTCACATATTCCTGTTGCCATATATAAAGATTGTTGTGCGAATAATCAGGAACTTCACTCACCCTTATCATCTCGCTTCCTTTTGTCGGCTTGAACTTTTGCACCTTCAAGAAAACATCATTCTTAATGTCGAATATCTGCAAATTCTGGTCAAGCGTTCCATCGGCTGCATCGGCTTGCAAATCCACGATATGCAGCTTGGTTCTTACCTCGTACATCTGATAACCTGCGCCCAACTGCCGAACATCGGAAAAGTCAAACTCGATAAATACAGCAGGAGTCAAAAACAAAAAACCATCCTCGCCATCATCCTGTCCGCTTAGTATTCGCTGATACTGCTGATTGAATAATGCCACGAATTGAACACCCGTTGCTGTTTTTACCCGCTCGATTATGTCAATTACGAATTGCTTCATTTATCCATCTTTGAATTGCTCTTATCTGCTGCTGCTCCAACTGATGTGAATGCCCCATGAATTGTCGTTGCGGCATTTTTATCGAATGTGCAGCAACATTGATTTCCATTGCGTGGGTTGCTTTCTTAAAATGATTTTGCTTATACTTTGTACTTGCAAATCTTTTCAAAGTCTTACCCGTTTGCAAATTCGTTGCCACCTCTCGGTAATACATCAGCCCCCTGTATGCTTGTTTGTTAATCGTTCCACCCTCGTTATGTACCTGTGCATAAGGTGCGCTGTTTGCAATTTGCACAATGTCCATTCTCTTTATGCGTGTGTAAAACGACCTGCGTAGCCTTCCCGATTGAACAAGTATTGCCCGTGTCCGTGCTGCTTTCTTCGCTGCCTTGTATGCTTTCGTGCCGGGCTGTCTGCGCTTTACTTCCCTCCATTGTTCCAAGCCTCTATCAACCCATCCTTTTTTCTTCCATGAGCCAATAAAATGGTCAGTCGCTTGCACTTCAAGTGTGGTCAATAATTTTGGCTTGCTGGATTTCATTTTTTCCATCAACAAATCAAAATTAAAACCATCACGCTTTGCCATTTCTTACAATGATTTTAGAAAGTTGTCAAATCCGTAAATATCTCCGTTCAACTCATACCGAGCAATGATGTCACCCCACTCACCTACTGATTTTCTCTGCTCATCAACTTTGTGAATTGCAAAATTGAAAACACCGTATTCTCTTGCATCTGTGTTAATGCAGTTATCGGCAAGGGCTTGGTAATTCATGTACAGGTCGCTTTCTGTTTGGAATGCAAGCAGAAGAAGTTCGCCTAATCCCATGTCCTCGCTTATCTTCAATGGTCGTACCTTGTACTCGTAGCAAACTCCGTAATCATTCAGCAAGTTTACAATTTCTTGATAGTGCTTTGCTTCTTGTTCTGCTTCCTTTAGGCAGAACGCTTGAAAACCGAACAAGCCTCGCTCCTGTGCGATATTCGCAATCTGACGATACATCGCCTCTGCGTTAAGTTCATCCTCGCCTCTTGCATTCAGCATGGCAATGAATTTTTCTGAAAGTAGTTTCTGTTTCATTTTTTTGTCAACCTGCAAAGTTATTGATTTTTTCTTCCATTCACAGCCTCCAATAGTTTTCGATAATTATACACGCTCCCAAGCCAAGTAAAAACGAGATTAATCTATTCTTGAAGGACATGCTGGTGATGGCTGTTCCCAATCTACTTGGGTCGCTGAAAAATCCTTTTTTGTATATGCCTCGATTGTAAAAATACCGCACCTGATAATAAACTCCATCATGAATAAAAGGAAACATCAGGATGCAGGGAATTACAAACATCAGCGACTCGCCATCAATGCCCCAAATGGTAAAGTATGCCAAAACACGGACAAAAGAAAATACCTGATGGATATCTCGTCTTGCGTTAAACTCTTTTAAACGATTCCAATCGACAAGGTGGAATAGTATTGCCTCGATGATGCCGAAGTACGCTCCAAGGGCAAGGAATGTGAATGTTTCTATCATTTCGTCGGTATAAAGTCAAGTATGTAAAAAATCCTGCCCTTGATGGAATAGATTTCTTCTTCTGTCCAGAATGATTTCATCACAGGCTCACCGCCGGGCAATGTTTTCTCGGAATCTATCATCTCGCTCTCCATCAGCACCTGCAAAGTGTTAATCCACTCACGCATCTCCTGCTGTGCAATGGGTTTTATCCGTGGCTTGCGAACTATTGGTTTCTTTTTTTGGGCTGGCATATTGCAAAGATAAGAATCATCACTCGCAGAAGATTGGCAGCTTCGTTGTGAATCCATATTTTTTATCAACCATCTTGAATCCTTGCATGGGTTTTTCAAACGATGCACCTATACGCTGGGCATACGCTGAATATCCAATGCCAGAACCATTGATAAAACAATCTTTTGTTGCTTCAAATAACTGATGGTAATGCCCCATGATATTGTAATCTGCATGGATGCTATCGTTCATCTTGTGGATGGCTTTTATCAGGGGAACGGTCAATCCTCCGATGCCGCCTCCGTACTTGATGCTATCACCATGCCAAAAGCGAATAACCTTGTCAAAGATGGTTACATAGGCATAAAGTCCATTTGGAACGACAAACGATAGTTTTTTCTCGTTTGCGAAGTAATCCTCAATGTCCTTGTACATCATCCATTCGTAGCTGTTTTTATACGCTGTTGATACCCTCGGCTTTTTTGTTGTTCGTCCGTGGTTTCCGTAGTTGCAGACGATGGTGATTTTTTCAAACTTGCCATGCTGCAAATAAAATTTTATCGCTGTGATTATTCTCTCCTTCGCAAATCGAACCGCTTGCGTTGGTGACAGGTAATTGCTTTCTTCAAGTTCTTCATGGATGTAGCCTGTGATGAAATCGCCTCCAAGCCACAATATCGCCTGTTTTATCTCGCTGCTGAATCTTTCTTTGTGAACCAGCTTTAATGAATTTTGAATGCATTTATTCCACCTTGTGGATGCAATGTCAAGGTTGTAATCGTTCAGCCCGTTGATGGTTTCGCTGTCGATTCTTTCCTCAAAATGCCAGTCTGAAAGCATGATGATAGGGCATGCTTCTTCTTTGCCTGTGCTTGTTAATGGCTCGATGGTGTATGTGTCAACCGCTTGCTTAACCGATACCAACGCATCAAATCGTTTCTCCGCTTCCTGCCACATCTTCAAGGTGTAGTTATACTTATCTTTGTACTCCCTTACTCTTGCATTTTCTTCGGCTTTCTGCAAATCAAAACTGATACGCTGCTCAATAGTTGGTTCAGGTATTTTTTCAATGTCCTGTTTCGTATTGTTTCCGCTTGATTTTGGTCGTTTTATCTCGCCCTTTTTTGTCATTCGGAAATATGCAACCTTGATACAACTATACTCTTTTGTATCACATTTTATCCCCAACGCCCTGCATATCTCGCTCAATGATTTAGTGGTGTAGTTTTCAACTCTGCGAATTTTATCAGGGCTTTTCATAGTTTATGGTTTTGGTGGTTTTGGCAATCCGAAATTATCTTTTTGTCGCTCCTTGTCCTTGGGCGCAACATCAAAGTATGGATGCTTCTCGGAGAAAACAATCTTGTCCTTCCCGGGATTCATCTTGAATACATCCTGCATCTTTGGTGTGACTTTTTCGCTCACAGCTTGCACCTTCTGTGCATTCGTTGGCATCTTGTCAATAACCTTTCTCAAAAAACATCGGCAGTTGAAGTGGTTTAAAGGTGAATGCGTATTCCAAAATGGATGGTCAACAGGCAATCGAATGCCATCAAGTGGTCGGCAGATGTCGGATGTGTTTGAATCCATTACAGCATCATATTCGAGCAAATCAAAGTTTGCTTTGTCGCGCTCGAAGTCATTCCATTTCCTTGCGTTCTGTGCCATGCCAATGGCTGTATCATATTCCGTTTGCAGATATGTTACATTGTATGTCCTGAATACTTTCGTGGCTGCTTCACGAACCTGTTTGAATGTGGCAATGTCCGCACCTCCTGCTAATATCATCGACATATCACGCACCTGCTGATAAGTTTTTGCGCCGCTGAACATATAGATGTTGTTTCGCATCTCGGCTTGCAGAAGTTTATCGGGTGCGTAATTGCTTCGTACAATATCACCAAGTCCTTCATCAACACCTTTATTCAGATGCTCGGCAATTTTCAAATACAATCCTCTTGGAAGATTATCGGTACTGATATATCCTTCCAATATCGCTGTTATCAGCGCAGCAACATCGTATTCAAATGGCAAACCTTCCATCAGTTGGCTTGCTTTATTTGCTTGTCTGTGGCTTTTTCGTGGAACTCAAATATCATCGGCTTGCTGCTTAATAACAACTCGCTCGGCTTGATTTTTACGCTGTCAAAATCAAAACTTTTCTCAACCACAACCATGTCGAATTGCTCATCTGTGATGCGTTTCTTTTTTCTTTGTCCTTCCAACCAATGCAAGCACTCACTCCAATAGCGCATACT